CGGTCCACGGGCTGGCCCCACCTACAGTAAAGTAAAGTATGGTTTGGCTTGACTTTGAGACGCGCAGCCGCTGTGACCTGAAGGCCAAGGGCGTCTACAACTACGCGATGGACGCCAGCACCGAGGTGCTGTGCATGTCCTACGCCTTCGACGATGGTGAGGTCGTGACGTGGCTGCCCGGCCAGCCGCTGCCTGACTTCACGGGCCACATGATCTACGCCCACAATGCCGCCTTTGAGCGGTTAATTTTTTGGTACGTTCTGCAAAAGAACTACCCCCTCGAATCGTTCTACTGCACGGCAGCACAAGCCCGCGCCAACTGCGCGCCTGGCTCACTGGAGGACGTGGGGCGCTTTGCTGGCGCTGACATGCGCAAGGACCACCGGGGCAGTCAACTGATCCGGCTGCTGTCTGTGCCGCAGGCCAATGGTCAGTTCCGTGAAGACGCTACCCTGATGGCCGAGATGGTCCAGTACTGTGAGCAGGACGTCAAAGCCATGCGTGCCATCAGCAAAGCCCTGCGCCCACTGTCTGATCAGGAATTACAGGACTACCACGTCAACGAGCGCATCAACGACCGTGGCGTGCTGGTGGACGTGCCGCTGTGTCAGGCTGCTGTCAAGTACGCCGCTGACGAAACCGTCGAGATTCAGCAGATCGTGGTCGAGGTGACCGAGGGCGTCATCACCAGCGTCCGGTCGCCTAAGATGCGTGAGTGGGTGCTGGAGCGCGTCGGCCCAGAGGCCAAGAAGCTGATGTGGACCGGCGAGAAGTATTCGATTGACAAAACTGTGCGGGCTAACTTGCTTGCGATGGAAGACCCTGATGAGATTCCGCCCCATGTTGCAGACGTCATCCAGTGCGCGGACGACCTCTGGGCGTCTTCGGTTGCGAAGTTCAGCCGCCTCGCGAACCTGGCCGATGAAGAAGATCACCGAGTCCGAGGCGCTTTCGTTTTTGCTGGAGGGGCTGCCACCGGCAGAGCGTCAAGCTATGGCGCGCAAGTTCACAACTTTACCCGCAAGTGCGCCAAAGAGCCTGATGAAGTACGCCACGCTATGGTGCGTGGCCACAACATCACGCCGAGATTTGGTCGCCGCATTACAGATGTGCTCAAGGGGATGCTCCGGCCTGCGCTGATCGCCAAGCCCGGCCACGTCCTGATCGCCTACGATTGGTCGGCCATCGAGGGCCGTGTGCACCCGTGGCTGTCCAACTGCCCAGCCGGTGAGCAAAAGCTGGACGTGTTCCGCTCGGGCCTTGACCCGTACAAGGTCAACGCTGCTGCCACCTTTCGTGTGGCTTACGAAGACGTCGCCGGTGACCAGCGTCAGGTGGGCAAGGTGCAGGAGCTGGCCCTCGGGTTTCTAGGCGGCGCTGGCGCGTTCGAGGTGTTTGGCCGCGCCTACGGCATCCGGCTGTCACCGGGCGAGGTGCAGCGGGCCGTGGACGGCTGGCGCAGGGCCAACCCGTGGGCGCAGCAGCACGGCCAGCAACTGGAGAGTGCATATCTGCGCGCCATGAGAAACAAAGGGCATGAATTTAAAGCAGGGCGTGTTGTGTACTTGTTTGACGGTCAGACCCTCTGGTATGCTTTGCCCTCCGGTCGGGTGCTGTGCTACCCCAACACCAAATTTGATGATGAAGGCAACGTGACGTACACCAAAGCAGCCTGGAAGCCCGCCGCCGACGCCAAGGAGTGGCCACGCGCCCGCCTGTGGCGTGGTCTGGCTTGCGAGAACGTCACGCAGGCCGCAGCGCACGACATCCTGCGCCATTCACTGCGCCAGCTCGATGGCGTCGTACTGCACGTCCATGATGAAATTGTTGTCGAGTGCCCGGCTACAGAGGCCGAGGCAGTCGCCGCGCAGATGCACCAGATCATGTGCACCCCGCCTGCATGGGCGGCTGGCCTGCCCTTGGCCGCAGAAGGTGTCACCACCACCCGCTATTCGTAAAAAAGAAAGCCCCGGCGGGTTAGGCCGGGGCTGAATTTCCAACTGAAGGAGAAACCATGAATGATTTCATCGAACATCTTACCAGACTCGCCCCAGAAGGGGAAACTTTTTTGCTGGTACGGCAAAAGCCCCAGCTCAAAGGCGGCGAGATGCAGTTCCACGCCAATGGAGCGATCAAGGCCACATGGCCCGCCATGCTGCCCACGGCCAAGGTCAAGCCCGAGTGGGCGATCTACGGCAACACCGCCAGCTTCATCATCGACCGTTTCAAGGATGGCCACATCAGCGCGGGCGCTGCCAACTGCGAGTACGTGCTGGTGATGGTGCTGGACGACGTGGGCGACCCTGACAAAGCCCCCAACATCCCGCCGCTAGAGCCGACGTGGAAGATCGAGACCAGCCCCGGCTCGTTCCAGTGGGGCTATGTGTTCAGTGAGCAGCCCACCAAGGCCGAGTTCAGCGCGGCCATCGCCGCCATTGCCGAGGCGGGTTACACCGACCGAGGCGCAATCAACGCTGTGCGTAACTTCCGCGTTCCCGGCTCGATCAACCTCAAGCCTGGCCGCAACAACTTTGCGTCCACGCTGGTGGAGTTCCACCCCGAGCGTGACTTCACCCTCGAGCAAATTTGCACCGCCCTGAACGTGACGCCCGGCGAAGCCGCAGACGCCTACCGCCCGATCCGCATCTCAGACGACGGCACAGACGACGTGATGGTCTGGCTGTCCGATAATGGGATGCTGTTGTCCCGCCCCAACCAAGAGGGCTGGGCTGGCGTGATCTGCCCCAACAACGCCCAGCACACCGACGGCAATCCCGAGGGCCGCTACATGCCCGCCAACCGGGCATATTGCTGCCTGCACAGCCACTGCATTGATCTGGACTCGTCCGTGTTCCTCAAGTGGGTGGCCGAGCAGGGCGGCCCTAAGCACACCCCCGGCCTGCGCGAGGAGCTGCTCACGGCTGCGATGGAAGGCGCCCTCAGTAAGCTGGCCCCGACGCCCGAGTACCCTGACGCCGCCGCCGCAGTTGTCGCCGAAGTGGAGCGCAAGGAGCTGGGCCGCGTCGAGAAAGAGGGCTGGTATGAGCGCTTCGCTTATTTGCAAGACGACGACGCCTACTTTGACATGCTAGAGCGCCGCGAGGTCAGCCGCGCCACGTTTAACGCGATCTTCCGCCACATCGGCTGCAACTCGATCCACGGCCGCCGCAGCAAGATCGAAGCCGCCACCAGTTTCGATGAGCACCGCCAGGCCAAGGGCGCGCGGTCGCTGGTGGGCCTGACCTACGCCCCCGGCGAATCGATCCTCTGCGCCCGTGACGGTCTGGTCTACGGCAACCGCTGGCGCGACGCCCGCCCCCCGGCCGTGGCCGGTAACGTCCAGCCGTGGCTGGCTCACGTCGAGCGGATGATCCCCGATGAGCGCGAGCGCGAGCATGTCCTCAACGTGATGGCCTTCAAGGTCCAAAACCCCCACCGCAAGATCAACCACGCCGTCCTGCATGGCGGCGCCCCCGGCGCCGGTAAAGACACCCTCTGGGCGCCGTTCCTCTGGGCCATTGGTGGCGACGCCCTGGTTAACGTGTCCTTGGTCCGTAACGAAGAACTGACCAGCCAATGGGGTTACGCCCTTGAAACCGAGGTGATGGTGATCAATGAGCTGCGCCAGGCCGAAGCCAAGGACCGCCGCGCCCTTGAAAATCAATTGAAGCCCCTGATCGCTGCGCCCCCTGACATGCTGCCGATCAACCGCAAGGGCCTGCATCCTTACATGGCCCTGAATCGTTTGTTTGTCCTAGCGTATTCGAATGAGCGCGTCGCGATCAACCTCCCTACCGAGGATCGCCGCTGGTTTGTCATTTGGTCTGATGCTGGCCGCATGTCCCCCACCGAGTCGGTGGCCCTGTGGGCCTGGTATAAATCGGGCGGCATGGCTCACGTGGCCGCCTGGCTGCACCAGCGCGACGTGTCCGCGTTCAATCCTGGCCTGCCCCCTATGATGACCGAAGCGAAAGCGATCATGGTGGAAGCGGGCATGTCCGGCGCGGAATCGTTCTTGGTGGAGCTTATGCGCGCCCGCATCGGTGAATTCTCCAAAGGCGTCGTTGGTGCCCCCTGGCATGCCCTCTGCGATCGCCTGCAAGGGTCCGCGCCTGGCGCCATTAAAGTCGTTCAAGGCGCGCTATTGCACGCGCTAAAGGAAGCGGGTTGGGTTGATTGTGGCCGCCTGGCGTCGCGCGCCTATGGCACCAAAAAACACATTTTCTGCGCGCCTGAAATGCTAAGCGTGTCCAAGTCAGACCTCCGCGCTATGGTGGAAGAGCCGCCACCCTCAGCGCTGCGCATAGTCAAATAAAAAGGGGCCAATGGCCCCCTTTTTTATAGTTTGAGTAACACCGCCAGTAGCGCGGCCGCCACGGCCGCCAAGGCCATCATGTCGCCCGCCTAACGATGGCCAACGCTTCACGCGCTGCCCCGGCCGCCTGGCGCGCTGTCATGTCGTTTTCTTCAATGGCCACCAGCGCGGCCGTGGCCTGTCCGAGCGCATATTGCAGCGCTTCAATCCTGGCGAATAATTTGGCCGCGTTTTCGAATCCCTCCGCGTAACATAACCGCTCCGCTTCAATGGCGGGCATGCGCATAAAGTCAAAATCCATTTTGATTCTCCAAGTATTGGGTGACGGTCCACCCGTTTAAAAAAGCGTGCTCAGCGCTTGGCATGTCTATCGGCGCGCCGTCGGTGGCATCGGCCAATTCGATCAGCCATTGCCAAAATTCCTTAACCCTCATAGCAGGCCCTCCGGCATGCTGGCGCGTATTTCCGCGGCCGTCCAAGGTATCGGCTCATTCTGAAATGGCCACACTACGAAATCCTGTAGGTCCGCGGCCATTGTGGAATAGGGGCCCGTCTGAAATAGCGCGCGGTACTGGTGATATACCGTCATGAGCTTGACCGACCGTCCCTTATGGTGGCCATACACGCCCGGCCGCGGCCAGTCTGCCCGCGTAGGGTATCGGTCTGGCCGCGGGTTATGTTGGTAGCCTGGTATTGGCGAATCAGTCATAAACCACCCCATTGGCCAAAATTTTGGTCAGATTTTTGGCCGGTACAAAACGCAGCGTACTGCCGTTTTCGTGCGAATGCCAAGACCCGGAAAAGTCAACAGTGACCACCGGCCCGTTGACGTCAACCACGCGGCCGCGCGCGTCCGCATCAAATTTATTGTGGCCGGTACGCGCCACCACGGCGCGGGAAAAGGCGACGCGATCGCCAATTGAAAATTTGCTCATGTTGCTACCCTCATTTGAATAACGCGGCGTTTATGGCCAACGGCGTGGTCCGCGATAACGATATCGCGGGCGGACTTGCTGGTGCCACCGCAAAGCATGCAGGTGTCGCAGGTGGCTTTACGGCCGCCCTCAGCCGACGCCGGGCATGTGGCTTCGCCTGCTTGTTTGTCAACACCGACGGACACGCGAAACACGCGCATACCGTACAAATTAGCCTGCGCAGCTTCGTCGATGTTGTCAGCCGACGCCATAACTAATGGCGACCACGCGGCGTGGTCAAAACCGACGGACTGCCATTGGTGCGAATAACCCACGATACCGGCCGCGTCGGCCGTGATTTCCTGCCATATGGCCACCGGCGCGGCGGCCGGATCCCCATAGGTGCCTAGGCGGACTTTGCGGCCGGACAATACGGCGCGCAATTGGTCCGGCGTGACTTTGGTATAGCGGCCGCGTTTGTAGGCTTCATATACGCTGCGCACGGACCGGCCGACGTTGACATAACACGGCGCCTGGCCATTGTCCCTGGCCAGAATCGGCCGGTGCACGCATTGGCCGCATATGCTCACGTCGTCGCCAGTTTTGAGCGCGGTCGTCGGTGCAACGTCGGCACGCAAAATAAAGGTTTGCACCAAGTCCGCGCCAGTTTTAGCGTTTGCGGATCCGGTCAACTTGTTAACGATAATGACAATGGGTGCGCCGTCGATTTCAGACGGACCCTCGTACGCTATATAGCCTAGTGTTTTCATGCTCAGATTTCCTCATTCAAGCGGATTGATGAAATATTGCGGCGACGCAATGGCATGGGCATGCACGTTTGTTCGTACATGTTTTCGCGCGCTTCATATGCGGACCATATTGCGCGGCCGACGGGTTTGCGTGGGTTTGTTTGCGCGGCGGCGCCGCGCATAGTGCGATAGCCTTTTGGGTTACCGACAATAGCGTCGTTACAGTCACGGATAAAAAACATGTTATGACCCATAAAAGTAAAAGAACATGGCAAACGGCGCGCCGATGCAAAGCGCGAACAATGCCGCGTGAAAAAGGTCAACAAAAAACTGTCTCATACAGTACTTTCCTGGTTGGTTGAACACAAAACAGAGTGTAAGTGATTTCCGCCCATAAAACAACGGTGTAAGCGCGTTTGTTACAACTTGTTACAACTTTCGGTGTGTTGGTGGCTGTCTGTCGTGAATTGGCTATGGTTTTGACGTGGGGTGACCTACGTGCGAAGCCAATGGATTCAAGGCTTTGATCGGTTTGTTGGCTATGTTGGCTATAGAGTTGAATGAAAGAAAAAAATGTGTGCTTAAAAAACAGGCAAACAGGGTCAAGCGAATTTAATTGGCCGCCAAAATAGCCAACATTGCCAACACTCGCACGCGCCCCCGGCGCTGCGCAGTTTGGCCCGCGCAGTTTGTTGGCTATGTTGGCTATTAAAAACAAATAGCCAACATAACCAACAAACTACAGTTTATACAGTGGTGTATGTGCATACAGTAGTGTGCTGTTTGGGGTGCGCTGGTTGTTGTGGGCAGTCCACATTGTCCACAAATACATGCGTCATTGCTTATATGCTTACATGCTTATGTGCTTACATGCTTACTTGCTTATGTGCTTACATAACCATGCACTTATATAAGTGCTGACTTAATTAAGTGTTGGCTTATATTTGTGCATTCGGATAGACGGCTGGATGCCAGGCTGGATTTTGCTGGAGGGGGAGGGGGTAGGGCCGAGCGATGGGCCAAACGGTAGCGGAGCGCTCAGCAACAATTTTTTAATTTTTTATTTTTTGATATATCATCCGCGCACGCATCCACGCGGCCATACATCTATGAGTTTTCATTCACTGCCACTTGTCATCAACGAAGTGCGCGCCACAGAAGCGGTGCTTAACCGCATCTACGACGCCGCCAAGCTCGGATTAAAGGGCGACAACCTGGCACTCGCAGCAGGCATGGTGCCCACCGCCTACCGGCAGTTGTGCGAGTTGGACAGAGCGGCGCAGTTGGCCGAACAAAAGGGGCGCGCCGACGGGGAGCTGCTGGCATCCAAGCAGCTGCACAGCGCAGCCGAGCAGGGCGACGCCAAGGCAGCGCTGGCGATCTTGCAGAACGTCCACGGCTGGGTCGCCAAGCAGGCCATCACGGTGGACGTCAACCAACAGATCAGTATCCTTGGTGCACTGGCCGAGGCCGAGCGCCGCGCAGCAGACGTCATCGACGTCGTGGCCCACGAACCTACACCAGCGTTACAAGCCCGACTGGCCCCACACAGGCAGGAGCAGGCGTGATCAAATATTTACTTAGCCAACACTGCCAATGGTATCGACGCCGCTGCGGCGGTCGATGGGAATACCATTTTATTGATATCTGCGGGGGGCATATCTGGCTTCAAATGCACCCAGACCGCAAATGGCCGGAATACCGTCAACCGTGTTCAGTCGGCGCACCTATTATTGAGAACTGGTAATGCAAACCACCATCTATTCGGCTGAAGACGAACAGGAGTTGATGGCCAGGCTCTGGTCGCCACAGTACAAAGACAACCCACTGGCGTTTGTGCTGTACACATTCCCGTGGGGCGTCAAGGGCACGCCGCTGGAACACTTCAGTGGCCCACGCAAATGGCAGCGCGAGGTGCTCCAGCAGGTCGGCGACCACATCAAACAAAACAAGGGCGAGGTGGACTTCAACACTCTACGCCACGCAGTCTCATCAGGACGCGGTATTGGCAAGTCAGCGTTGGTCAGCTGGATCGTGATCTGGATGCTGTCCACTCGCATCGGCTCGACGACCATCGTGTCGGCCAACTCAGAGAGCCAGCTCCGGTCGATCACATGGGCCGAGATCACCAAGTGGCTGGCGATGTCACTCAACAGCCATTGGTTCGAGGTCAGCGCCACCAGGCTGATGCCAGCCAAGTGGCTGACCGAGCTGGTCGAGCGCGACCTGAAGAAGGGCACACGTTACTGGGGCGTCGAGGGGCGGCTGTGGTCAGCCGAGAACCCAGACGCCTACGCGGGTGTCCACAACTTCGACGGTGTGATGGTGATCTTCGACGAGGCCAGCGGTATCGACGACGCCATCTGGGCGGTGACGGCAGGCTTCTTTACGGAGAACACGCCCAACCGTTTCTGGCTGGCGTTCTCCAACCCACGGCGCAACAGCGGGTACTTCTACGAGACATTCCACAGCAAGCGGGAGTTCTGGAAGACCAAGGTGGTGGACGCCCGCACCGTGGAGGGAACGGACAAGCAGGTCTACCAGCAGATCATTGACGAATACGGGGCTGACTCGTCACAAGCGCACGTCGAGGTGTACGGCGAGTTCCCGAACGCTGGCGACGACCAGTTCATCTCCAGCATGGTGGTGGACGACGCCATGAAGCGGCCCGCGTACAAAGACCCGTCAGCGCCTGTCGTGATCGGCGTGGACCCGGCGCGGTTCGGGGCAGACGCCACTGTGCTGGCCGTGCGCCAAGGGCGGGACATTGTGCGGATCATCAGGCACAGAGGCGACGACACTATGACGGTGGTCGGGCACGTCATTGAGGCAATCGAGGAGTTCAAACCAGCGATGGTGTTCATCGACGAGGGCGGGCTGGGGG